GACTTATAATTCCTGATTATCTTTTCAGCACGAATATGGTCTAGCTTATAGCTAATCCATCTGTCGCTCAATCTACTATCATCAGTCTGCCCGAATCTTGTAGCGAGTTCTATAACGTCCTGTATGAGTTGTTTCTTTGTAGGCATAAGCAAATATAAAAAAAAAGAGCATACAAGATGCCCTTAAATTATTGAAAGTTTTTAGCCTGTTATTTTAGTATCAAAACTACCGCTCCCACAAATAATAAATTAAGCGACATAGAGCCTATTAATATTCCGGTGCGCCTGTTTAATTTATCCTTAGTTGCCGAATATTTAGCATTAGCCTCATTTAAAGAAACCTGTAAATTATCAGATATTCTCTTCTGATTTTTATATTCTTGCTTTAAATCATATTCATTAGCCTTTAAAGTGGCTATGTCGATAGACTTCATCTCGAGCTTATTAGACATCTCCGCGGAGTCTGACTGCAATTTTGTAGCCAATAAATCCCTTCTTAAAAAGAAATCCATTTCTTCCGGAAATAAACAAATCTTATTTCCTAATTCCTGACCTTTTAAGCAAACTGTCAACATAATGAGCACGAAACTCAGGTGTAAAATTCTTAATTTTTTCATAATCTTTTTTAAATTGTCGGTTATTATTAATCAGAGCAGAATCGCACAACGCCTGCCTTTTAGCGCTTTCTTTCAACAAAGAATCTCTAAACACTATACATGCACCTAAGCTGTCGTTACTTTTCTTCAGTTGAACATTAACAGGGTTTTCAGTGTTAATAACTTTTTCTTCTTGAAACAATCCTGCGATGCCGAATCCAACGGCAGCGAAACATATAGCTACTACCAATATTATAGCCCAATCTCTATTACTTAACTTCTTCATGTTGACTTGCTTTACCTTTAATTTTCTCTAATGCGTTAATTCCTAATGCCGCGCCTGCAAAACCTAACCAAAGTCCAATTATAGTAGGTGCTAACGTGAAATCATCTTTCTTAAATGCCCATGCTAGCCACGTAAATGTACATGTAGTTGCCACAAATACTAAAGCATAAAAAGCGCTAATCTTCTTAGAGCTTGCTCCGCCGGGTGAATTATCAAAACTACCCTTTAACCATATAAATATTTCACTTATCATAATCCGCCTGCGTTAATTTCTTCTGTTACCTTAGTCAAGTCAACTACCTGAATTATGCCGTTTTTACCGTGTTCTTTAGTGTCCATGTGGCACCATGTAGTGGCTATAGATTTATCTTCAATTCTTCTTAATCCTAGTTCGTAAAGCTTTTTGGCGTTCTTTACAACGTATTCATACCATTCTTTACCACCCATGTCTTTAGCCTTAACATCAATAGCTTTACCTAGCTTATGAGCTGATTTTTTAGCACCTGTAGATGTATTAGCATTACGCAGTCCGCTTTCTTTGAATTGTCCGCCCGTATGCCAATTATTAATTGTCACAGGTTTATTTATATCTGTACGAATAAACTCAGCTATATTGATAAGATTTTTATCTATGAATGTGATTGAATTTTCACCCTCCGCCTCAAATGTGGCTTGGTCAACAAACTCTTGTATTACAAAATGCTCGCTGACTTTCATTATACAAATTTTGCTTTTTGTTCTAAGGTGACAACCCTACCCTTTAGTTCTTTATGGTCATCTTTAAGATTAGTGTGGTCGTTGGTAAGAATACTTAAATCCTTCTCCATTTTATTCATCGAATGTGCCATGCTTTTCAAATATCCTACAATTAAATTTCCCATAAAGGAAAAAACAGCTATTAATATCGCGAACAACACTCCTATTGCCCATAGTACAAATTTAATTTCTGTTGCTGTTAAAATAGGGTCTTGGTTCATAAAGCATTTTTTTTGACTAAGATAGTTAATCTTTTAAATATAAAAACTGTATTTTTTCCAAAAGTTTTGATAATTTTTCTCCAGTACTTCCTGATATGCTATGAGCCGATAATATTTCGTCCCATACAGCGTCCGCGATTGTTGCTGGACTTGCTCCTCCACCAGTATTATTTAACAACTCACCCATTGTGCCTACGTTGTTATATGTAGTCGCTAATCCATTCCATACCCCATCAACTATTTGCTGAACTGTAGCTTCTGATTGATTAACGTATATTGCAGCAGACATAGATAATGTTCCTTTTAAATCAGCAGTGACAGAGCTTGTTCCTGCCAATGTAGAATTCATAAAGGCAACAATATTAATGCCCGCTGTTAAACTTCCTGTTCCTGATAAACTAGATGCTAACGCCACCACTCCAACTAAACTAGCTGTTGTTATAGTTCCGCTTCCAGACAAACTAGCGGCTAAGGAAACCACCAATGATAGTTGAGCGCTAGTAATCTCGCCGGTCCCCGTTAAAGAAGATGAAATATTTATCCCCTGAGACAAAGCAGAAGTTGTTGTTCCGCTTCCTGACAACGTGGTTGAAGCGCTAAGTAATCCACCTTTATCTCCTAATACATAAGAGTAAGGAGGATTAGTTCCTGTAGGAAACGAATCTCTTTTATTCTGATTAATATTTTCTGTTACATAAGTATCAGAAGAATAATAACTTCTCATAGAAGCTGGTTTAGTAGCTTTAATAGCACTAGTAAGTCCAGAGTGTTGTTTCCCTAAAACACAATTAATATATGAGTAGTTGTTAATTAACATTATCTCCAAACAGTTGTTAACATACCTGAAATAGCACTTGAAGCAGGTGTAGCAACACCACTACCTAATGCAAAATATAAAGCAGCTCCATCATAAATACGAGGCATACTTGGGTATTCAAACACAAAGTTTCTTTCAGAAGCTAAACCTAAAGTGCTTATCGGGAACCTTGCAAGCTCTTTAACTAAAGCCACAGTATATGTTCCTGACACATAAGATACAGAGTTCTGAATAGTATTGATCTCTGCAATACCACTGTCACCAGACTGTAAAGGCATCATGTAATTATACTTACCTGTACCTGTAGCGCCTGTATATAAAATGTGACTATTAGACGCTGCTGTTTTACCAATAGGTAGTACAGTTGGCGTAGCTCTTGAAGCTGTTTGTGCAGAGTTAGTATACCCTAAACTTAGGTTAGGAGTTGCGGCACCCATTGCAGTTGATGCAGGATTAAATATAATAGCTTGTACACCAGTACCATTTGTATAACGTGGTAATAACCAGTTAAGAGTATGAGTACCTGTACCAGTAGTTGTAATATCTATTTGAGTTCCTGCTATAGCATTTGCATAACTAGTAGCTAATTTATAAGTAGTATCTGATACACGTATTAAATAATAATCAGTTGCTGCTACTAATGGTGCAGGAAGTGTAGTAGTTGTACTAACACGTACTCTTGTACCGGTTAATAAGTTGCTAGGAATACTAGTAGTTGAGGTATAAGTCATTATATCCGTACCCGCATCCGCGGTAAACGTAGCGGTTCTAGTAGATATTGTATTAGTAGTTGCTTGCGCAGTAGTTGTAGTAACAGTAGTTACACGATAGTAACCTATTACATCTAATAATGCAACAGTTGCAGGAACTACAGTAGCTGCAGCACTAACAACATGTCCACTTAATAAATGCTTGTAGTATGTTGGTTGAACACTACCACCGTGTTGTAAAGCCCCAGCGGAGGCTGTACTATCTTCAACAGGTATAAATGTTAAGTTAGCTCCTGTATCAAACAATGCGTCAGCAGGAGGATTACCTGCCCCCCTAGCCATCATGTGCCATTCGTTGGCCACAGCAGCAGCAGTTGGGTTAAAGTTTTTACCAAAAGTGGCATCGAATTTCTGCCCTAAACTTAGAGCTTCTATAATCTGATCGTTACTTGCAAATCCTGGCATCGTATTTGTTTTTAATTATGTGTATATTACTTTTAAATCTCCCCTCAAAACCGTAGCCGCCAATGTCCCCAAAGGTAAGCATAAAAAATTTAAAAAAGCGTTGTCTTCTATTTTTACTAAATCAGTTGTTGGTATTAAAAAATCTTTCTCATAAGGGACAGTCACTTCCCTAAAACAAGTTTGAACTAAAGGCTTAACAAGAATAATACTAAAAATTCCAGTATCTACATTTGTCATCGTAACAGACTCTACTGCCCTAACCCCACTATCTCCATCTTGCAAAGGAATAAACGGGTCAGCTCCATTTTTTGCACTTGTATTAGATGTTGTTATAGTACCTAATACAGTTGATGTATTTTGAAGAACTACTTGACTAACTCTACCAGTAACACCATCTTGATTAGTATACTTAACAGTAAATGTTTGTCCACCAGTTCTAGCGCCAGTTGTAACAGCAATCATTCTAACACCTTTACCATCTGTATATCTTGATAGCGTAGTAGTATTATCCATTAACTGCTCATCTGTAGTACCATCATCAATAGTTGGATAATACAATAAATAATCACATAATATAACATTCATTGGTAATGCAGTCGCTGCATTAGCCATAGTAGTTACTTTACGTAAATATTTTTCAGAAGGGCTTACATTAGGACCATGATAAAAACCACCATCTGCTGATTGTGTAATTTGTCTAGCGGTTAAAGGAGCAGCATCAAACCAATACTTAGGAACAGGCATACCTGGTGACATTGATAGGTCAAACCAGATACCTGATGTTGTAGCAGCTGAAGGAGTTTTACGCCAGATGTAATCTCTTACTCTACCATTTAACTCACAATCTACTACTTCTCCTATGGTTTTAAATCCAGCCATTAATTCTGTTTAAACTGACTTCTACCTTTAACTTCTGGAGCATTCATGTCCATAATAATAGGAGCTTCACAATTACAAGCTCTAATAGGCTTAGGTAATACTCCACCTTTCTCATCGTAAATTATTACTTCTAATTTACATTTACTACATTTATACATAATATTGTTTTAATCTACAAAGGTAAGAATTATTTATGACTTTACCAAATTAATCTTCTGTAACAACAAGTGCAGAAGCAGCAAATTGAGGTTGGATACCAGAGGATACTGAACGAGATGCTGTTAAAGCACCACTATAAAGGATCTTACTAGCACCTGAAGCAGCTACTGTAATAGATACATGTGTAATGGTTTCAGAACCACCTGTACACTCAGGGAATTGAGCTAAAGCAGCATTAGTAGCAGTATTAGTAGCTACTGTCCAACCACCTACTGTACGAGCTACAGCTACACGTGCATATGACGTATAAGCACATTCGTTAGTAGTAGCATTACCAGCTTCACCTGGATCTGCAGTATGTAGGGCTAAATATAATGAACCTGCTACAGCACTATTTTGAATACCTGCAGCATCACCAATATCAGCAATATCTACGTTATTAAATATTAATTGTAGAAGGTCGTTCTCAAAAGTATTTGACTTACTCATGTTATGTTAATGTTATATTTGTTAAATTATTATTTACATCATAAGCTAATGTCTTTGTTAAGGTAAAAGTACCATCAGCTTTAACTATTTTAACTTCAGTTAAATTATCTCCTGTATAAGTATAAGTTACAGTATATAATAAATCTACAAGAGTATTAGACTTATATATAGTTTGTTCTGTTATGTTATCTCCTGTATATGTAAATACTTTATAACCAGTCTTTTGAGCAAACTTATAAGTATCTAAAAACTCTTGTGTTAAATCATTATAAGTATTTAGGTTCTCTAGATATTGAGATAATGATTCTGGAGTTTGACTAGGTTCATGTTTAACACTTACTACATTATCAGAAGTATAAGTCTTTACTAATCTTCCATCTTCTGTACCCTTCCAACTATTACCATCAGTATCTAAATAAACCAGACCTCTAACAGCTCTTTTATCTGCGGATATTCTGTTTATTTGTTCTCTGGTATAAGCCATTATTGAGGGTCTATGAATGTTTTATAAAACCAAGTTGTTATTGCCCCAAATATTGAACCCACGAATCCACTAACTAATAATATCTTACCTTTATAAGAGTTATGACTATCTCTAAGTTCTCTATGTTCTGTTTCAAGTTTCTCATGTTTAATGGCTTGTTCAGCTATAGATTCTTTAATATCATCTATTTTACTAGCAGTACTACCAGCAGTTTCTTTTAACTCCAGTAATACTTTGTAGATTTCATGTTCTTGGGACATAATTAATTCATTAAAATGTTGCTATTAAATCTGCTAAATCTTCTCCTATATTCAATGCACTTTGAGTTCCACCATAACTTCCTACTATAGGATTATAATGTTGCCCATCAGAAGATAATGGTGTTCTTGATGTTTCTGTATCGTACAAATATACGTTATTTAATGATGACACAATATTTGTTTGTGCTGTTCTTACTTGTGATAATCCTAAATTAGTTCCTGTATAATCAGATCTTAATCGTGTTATAATAACTTTCATATTAGGATAACCAGTATCTGTTCTAAATTTATTTATTAAATTAGTAACATTAGTTTGATAAGCATTCCCATGTGCAACAGTATCTGCATCACTTTCACCATGAATCCAAACTAAAACAGGAGTAAATTGTACTCCACCTATCTTTAAAATAGCCTTAGTAACATGATCTTTATAACACCTATCATAATATTCATTTGTTTTAGAAGTATTCCAACTAGGAGTTATGTCATTAGCAATATAAGTACCCCCTATTGCTGTAGGAACTATATAAGCTAATTTATTATAATTATTTTTTAATCTATTAGCCATAGTAACACCTATACTAAAGAAACCTGTTTGAGGTGTTCCTGTTTGTGTATTAACCCCTGGATTCATTAAAACCCAAGATCCATTATCGTTACTGTCATTTACTGTTTTAAAATAAGTATAACAATCATTTTGCCAACTTTGATTCTGTGCTGGCAAATTTCCTGAAATAGTAAATCTATCAGTGCCATTAGACTGACCTGCTATAATAACAAGGTATCCAGGTTTAGTTAAACCAGAACCTGTAAGAGTGCCATTTGTATTTAAGTCTACCTGAGAGTTTGCCATAAATTAAACATTAAATCCTCTTGTTGTTGCGAATGTTTGAAAAGCATTATATAATTTTAACTGATCCACAACACCTGAACCAACAAAGCTCATTGCTATCTGCTTAGAAGAATAGTTCCCTGGAGCACCAGTAATATTAAGACATAATACAAATATATTATAATTAGGTAATGCTAAAGAAGCATTAGTATTTGTGGTTATAGATGCTCCATTTTTCCACAAAGCCACAGCGGAAGCTCCCGTTCTTACAGATGCAGCTAATCCTCTAGCATCAGCTACAGCTATAGATATTCCACTAGCTTGATTTAATGCTCCTACTTGAGTTCCATCTGTAGTTTGTTTACATCTAACTGTATTAGCTGTTGATGCAGACAAGTTACCCATGTCTTCTTTATTTTCAGCAACATTTGTTCTATTATAAACACCAATACTTCCGCTATTCTGCGTAAATTTTACAGAGTTGGTAGACGTATTGTAATTTGTATTTAAATACATTGATGTCCCATTTCCAGTATACCCTTGATTAGCCGTCCATGTTGGAGAGCTAACTTCTGTTATAGCCGTACTTGTTGGGTTAACTAAGCTAATTCTAGCATTTTGCTGATATTCAGTAGCGTGAATCCAAAATCTATCTAACTCATTCCAATTACCATCTGTTTTTAATGTTTGAACAAGAGTGTTCACAGCATTTTTATATGCATCAGAAGGTGTAGGAGATAATTGATTGATGTATAATAAAGCGTCTGGATCAAACCCTGTATCAACACCTAGTGAACCAGCAAGAATTTCTTTATATCCTGTACCAGAATTAGTTGTTAAAGTAGGAATATTTACACTTTGATCTGCCATTATCTTTTAAATACAAAAATTGATCTCACTGTTCCTGTTGAATTACTTCCTTTTGTCCAAACTGCTCTAATATAACTACCTGTAAAAGCAGTATATCTAATCATGTTAGATGTTGTTCCTGATGTAACTGTAATAGAAGCACCAGAAATATCATTAAAATTAACTCCATCATCACTATCTTGTAATTTTATTATTCCATCAGATGCATCTAATGTTGTAGCTACAAATTGTAGACTTACCCATTTATATCCTGGTGCAGATATAGATGATGATGTTTGATTTGATGCTCCTGATGTTCCTGTAGTAAAAGCATCTACTGTTCTAAAAGGATTAACTACCGCTGATAATAGTTGTTTTAAATATTCCTTTGCTTGATCTCCGAATGTTCCTGGCATTTTATTAATTAATTATTATTACAGTCACAAATATCGCATATATCAGTTATGATATTAGCTATGTTATCTGCCTCTGTTTCTGTTAAACAATTTGTGTATTCTGTTGTTGTAGTTGTACAAGTTAAATTAGTTTCATTACATATACCAAGTTGAGTTTGTACTCCATTTATAATGGCACTTTCTAAACTACCTTCTGGGAAATAATCTAAAGTGTATGCTGTAATATCACATGGTCCTGTGATAGTATATGTACCATTATTTAGTGATACTGTAAATCCAATTGGTATTTGTGGTACTATTACAGCAGTAAAATTATTAAACAAATCATTATCTACAGGATCTGTATTACCAGTTAATACAAAACCATTTGTAGTTCCTACCGCTGTAAATACCATTAATGATATTGGATTTACTAGTGTTGGTACTGGAATAGTAATTGTAAATATAGATTCAATTGGATTTTCTAAAGGATTACCAACTGAAGTAATACAATCTTCTACTTCTAATGGTGCATTATAACAATCTAATATTTCAATAGCAGATGTTAATAAAGCTAATTTTTCAAATTCAGATTCCGCACACTTATTATTGGCTAATAGTAAATCAGCAACTTTTTTACCATAGTTACCAGCACAACATATTGCTTGTCTTAATAAAGTATTTTTTTCAACCGAATTCATTAAATATCTGCTTTATAAATAAATGCTGTTAAGTTATTTAACTTACCATTAACATTATCTGATACTACTTTAATAGCAACTACTCCTAAAGGAGGTACTGTCGCTGAAATTAAAAAATGTGTAAAATCTGTTTTAGTTGTAGCAATATCTTCATACATATTAGAACTTGTAGGAGCATGAATTCCATTTAATAGGTACTCTGAGTAAATATTATGTGTAGTAGTACATGTAATGTACATATTAGTTTGTACATAAACTCTTTTAGAAACAGCTGAACTATTAGTAAATAATGTATAAGTATAACCTGCACCACTAATATTTTCACCAGCACCTAATTCAGCAGATACTATATTTTCTATTTTTGCAGCAGCCAATCCAGCAGGATCTGGACAATTGCAATTTACTTCTGTATTTGTGCATCCACAATCACAACCCATATTTATGTGTATTGAATATAATATAAAACATCACCTGTAAAATCAATCATATTATCAGCGGATGATGTTAACTGATAATTTAAACCATCTCCATATAAAAATGTTTCTGGAGGACAATAATGAACTATTTTTTTCTTACCTTCAGAAGTAACTTGAAGTTGCATTGTACTTCCTATCTGAACTCCATTTTTATACCATTTGCCTCTAATTGTAAATGGAGAACCATCTAGTGTTGTAATATCTAATGTACCACATAATTGTGGTATTACTTTAGCAGATGCAAGAGTTATATTAGGCCATCCTGATATAATTGGTCCAGCAAGATTAGCTACTGGAAATTGCATATAAGCAGAAGAACCAGCCTTTACATTAATAGTATTAAATCCAGCTAAAGTGAAATTTACACTATAATTACTACCTATACTATACCCAGAACCAGTATCAGTCATAGTTACAGTAACATTACCAACAGTATCAACAGTCATTGTAGCAGTAGCTTGAACTAATCCTGGTCCAGGATACCCTGGAGGAGGATCTATTGTTATCGCTACAGCATTACCAAAATTACAGTTATTAAATACTTTTGACACATATGAAGGTATCGGACCTACTGGTCCTAATCCTATTTTACCTGGATTACTTATATGATGAGTAAATGCTATAAGATTACTAACAGCATTGAGATTAAAAGCTGGGAATACAAAAGGTAATGGTTTAGTTGGAGGTGGTGGATAACACTCACAACCCATATCTATTTTGTAACAATCTTCCATATACTATAATATAAGGTTTTTAAAGCTTATTTGCAAGTTTTACAACCTGTATTTATACAAATTTTATCTAATATTTTCTTTATAGAAGTAAAATTATCTACTTGGAAACACTTGGCTGCATTTTTAAGTACATCTAAGAATACCTTAGCTTTAAGGTAATCCTTAATAGATTTACTATTATTACAACAATCACATTCTTCTATTTCTATATTATTTAACATTTTATTAACACAACAAGCAGTATTACAGTAAAATAGGTAATTGTGAATTTTTTGATAAGCTGTTACACCATCAGAATAATATAGTAAGAATGTCCATTTACCATCTTCTAATGTAGAAGTGGTACCTAGAGCTGAATTAGTGATATCGTATGAAAATGAAGTATTACTAGATGGAAATCCATTAGTAATAAGATTAATTGTAGTTATAGACCCACTTGGACTAGTAACTTGTAACACAGCTATTGTCATTGCTGCTGTAAGAGGATTAGGAGTACCCCAACCACTATTTGAAGCTGAATAAATTCCTGTTAATTCTGTTAATGTAAATGTAGAACAACTTGAATCTATACAAATATCAAAATCTATTTCTAATGCCATTTAATAAGTTATTTAAATAAATAACCCCCAGGAGCTTAAAGGAAGGAAACAAACCTGGGGGTATTTAAGATAGGGTAATATTATTATATAGTCCTTCCAGCTATAAGTATACGCTATTATGCGTAAGTTAAAGTAGCAGGAGCTAAAGGAGTAGAAGTCAACCAACCACTAGCACCAGTCAGAATATCAAGTAAATCTGTTGCTTCAGTACCAATTGAGTTGTATGCTCCACCTGAATCAATAGCTGGAGTTGCAATCAAAATTGATTTACGAGCTTCTGATGTAACATCAGGACCAGCAGTAAATGATTTATCAGCAAATTCAACATTGATAATGTTGTAGAAATATTTTACTTTAAAGTTTACACCAGCACCATAAGAAGCTGAAAATACTTCAGTTACTACAAATTTAGTAGTACTAACAATATATTTAATTTCATATGAAATACCATCAATATCAATTAATTCACCAGGATTTAAAATTGCTGTTGAAGTAACCAATAAAGCAACATCTTCATTAATTACGACAGCGATATTACCTGTAGTACCACTCACATTACTAGATGTCATTGGAGTAGAACTAGAAGTTAATGATACTGTTTGTGGAGGCCATAATCTACGATTAGAAATACCATCAAACTGAGCTAAGTAATTTTCCATGTTAGATACTTGAGCGTATGTACCAACACCTTCAGATTGAGATTGAATCTCACCTGCAGTTGTGCTTGTACCAAAACCAGAAGCATCATTCACATGAACTGAAAACTTAACATAAGTTGGTTTGTAAGTTGAACTAGTGAATTGATTTACATCTAATCCCCAGATTTCAACACCAAAATTAGCAGCAGCAGTTAATCCATAAATACCAGCACCATCACCAACTTTAACAGCTTTGATACATTTGATACCACTTGGAGTATTACCAAAAGCAGAACCGTTAATTGCAGTCACAATTTGATCAGCAATGTTAGATTGTGTAGCAGCTGCAGAACTAGTGAAAGTTGCATTTAATACTTCTGGACGCTCACTATAGAAAGTTTTGTCCCACTTGAAACGTATAGAGAAGTTATACTCAGTTGAGTTGTTAACTTCAATAGAACCACTAGCAGCAGTGGTAACACCATCTACAATAGAACCACGTTGAAAACCAATATAAGATACTTGACGTCTTGCTGGTTTGTAGTGTCTTGCTTTTGCAGCGGTTACTGAACCACCTTTTAATACCATTGATTTTTTTAACTCTGTACTAGAGATCTTTTGAAAGAAGGTGAGTGCGTCACCACCAGCAGTAGAAATGGTATCACCACCAGCTGGATTTAATGCTTGCATATCTGAACCAAAAATTCCCAAACGTGTTACGTTTGCTGGAGTTGGTGCTGCATTGTTAGCAGGAAGGGCGGAACCATTTCCTACAAATAAGTTTGTTACTTTGTGCATTTTATTATTATTTTATTAGATTATTGAAAAATTAATTTTAACTACATCATTTAATGCTGCTGCAGTATGAGCATTCACTAAACGAATCTTGAAAGAACCTGCTGCTACATCTTCTACTAAAGCTACAGGAAATCCTGTTTTACCATTAGCATACTGTACAGTTACAAGTACAGATGAATCTGCAAAGCATTTATTATTTGTTACAGTAAATGGACCAGCTACTGTAGATGCCGCTGTAGTAAGTGATACAGTAGTAATAACTCCTGATTGTTTATTTAGAGTTACACCAGTTGTAATGTTAGTAATTTGAGTTACAGTACCTTTTTCAGTAATAGCTGTAATGATCTCAGATACTTTTGAACCTAAAACTCTTGGTGAAGCTAATAGAGCTCCTAAGAAATTTGCAGGTGTGATATTTGTTATTTTTGCCATTTTATATAAATATTTTTTAATTATTCTTTTGTTGTATCAACAGCTGGAATAAAAGTTTTAAGTCTGTTAGCTTCTACGTTCTCAAGAATTATTTTAACACACTCATCTACTATTTCTGTATGTAGATGGTCTGATAGTTCTGATGTAACACCAAGTGCATAACTCATTCTTACTGGTTTTTTAATATACCTTATTCTGTAAGAATTGATTGTAGTTGAACTATCTGATATAAGTTCTGATTGACTATTCTCCATCAACCTTAGTACTTTTCTACTATTAGGTTTTTTGAATGGATCATAAATACTTTTACTGAACTCATTGTGTTCTATAGGTCTAACTTCAACATCTGTTGTAGTATTTGTATCACCACATGGAAATGTTATATTAGCTCTCTCTTGAACTATAAACCAATAATCTGCAGGTAGTACAAAGAATCTAGCATTAGAATCAATATTATCTACACTATAAGCTAACGGAGTTAATACTGCTGTTCTTGTTATAGCTTTAAGATCATCAGTTCTTTTTTGAGATTCCTCATAACCTTGCTTCTTAGAATTAGTTATACCATAACGTTGTTTGGTAACTCTGTCTTGAGCTTGGTTTAAAAATAGATCTAATTCAGATGTTAAGATATTTGGCAACTGAAGAGAATCCATTTTATCTAAACGAACTTTAACTTCTGTATGGAATTCTCCAATTGTCATTATTTATCTTTTCTTAAATTCTTAACTTTATTTTCTAAAGCTAATTTAATCTGTTGATTTTTAATATCATTTAAATAAGAAATTGCTTCATCTGTAGATGCACCTATCATATCTTCATTGTTATAATAGTAAGCACCTTTCTTAGTTACAACTCTTTTTTCCACTAACTCTTTTAATAGAGCATGTGTTTTCATTAATTTAGGATTCTGTAATGTTTTAACAAAATATACAGGATCTTTTTTAACTTCTTTATAAAGTTCTGCTTTAACCATAGTTTCAGACATATTATCTATACCTGATTTACCATACAATCTTAACATAGAACGTTTATCTTCAATTGGAAGAGTAGTAAAGCTATCAATAGCTTCTAACTCATAATCCATTTTCTGAGATTCTAATTTAGCTTTTTCTTCAGGATCATCAATGAAAAACATTGCCTGTGGATTAGCCATTAAATGTAACTCAGAATTAGCAATTTTTGAATGAGCTCTGATGACAAATTCTTTCAGTTCATCCATATAACCACTAAGGGGAAACCTTGTTGGTTTATCATTATTAATTCTTATCTCCAAATCACCCCAGAAAGTTGATTTTTTTCCTAGTGTGCCAGGAGCAAGATTTAATACTTGTTCATAATGCTTTTCTTTTTCTCTATCTAAACCTGTTTTGTATAATCCGTTAAGATCTAACTCTGCACCACAAAATACTGTTTGTGTTTTTGAGTAAGATGATACTCCACTAAATTTAGCTTTTACAATTGGTTTAATAACCAATGTTTTTACACCTGTTTCTTGTTCCATTTTTCCTTTAAATTTTTATTATCCCTATTTTTAAAAAAGGGAGTGTTTAAGGTACACTCCCAGGAAACCTATATATTAAGCGATGTTAGCTACGTCTAAAATCAATTGAGCTGCATCTGTAGGATCTTTTAACATGATACCACACTCAGTCATTGCTTCAAATACATATCCATCAACTGAACTTGCAGAAGAACCATTCTTCTTAGGTCCGTAAGGTCCATACATTCCTTCAATGTAAGTAGTAACCATTTCACGATCCTTAGAATATACCTTCTGAATATTAGGCTCACCTTTAGAGTAAGACTTAAAGTTCAAGAAAGTTGCTTTATAAGACTCTGCTGGTTTACCAGTTTGAGGATGTAACAAACGGTTACGAACTACGTCGTTATATGGTTTGTATTCTTTTAATGTAATTTTATCACCATTCAAACCTACATAAGTCATGAACTGACCTTGTAAAGTTAAATCTTGACCTGAACCAGCGATGAATTTGCTATCAACTAAAGTAAAGTTAGAAGCAGATTTCTTCATAGCTTGATCAAACAAGTTCATGAATTGACGACCACAAAGGGCTACATATTCACGTGGTCCATCTTCAGTACCATTATAAGACAAATCATCCATGAAGTTACGCATAGTTTGTTCTGTCAATGAAGTATAAAGACGTTTGTTAGAAGGAGCAATTTGTTGTTCAAGACCAGCACCAGTGTAAATAGTGTTTCCTGAAGCACCTTTCATATCAGTAGTTCCATTAGCTTTTACGTTTGATTTACCAAACATTAAACTAATTTCAATCTCATCCATGAACTGTTTCCAAAATTCCCACTCAGCGTATTTTACCCAAGTTTGGGTAGTTTCACCGTTTTCAGGATTTTGCATTTTAACAACCATTACACGACTATGAGCAGCACCAGTAACTGAATACTTCTTACGTAAAGTGCTCATATAGTTTTCCAACTGTAAAGGCATTGCATAGTGAGTATCACCACTAGTACGTGAGTGATCATGTTCAACAGTGTTGTATTCTTTAGAAACTTCTTTACCAATTGCCACATAAGCAGAAGGAATATAAGTTGTCTGATCATTAGTACTTAATTGACAGGTTAAGATATAATCATTACCATCAAAGTAAGGTTCTGCAATTACGCGAGCTAAGTAATCAGGGCTATCAAAAAGGATATTATCACCTTCTGTAAACCATTTCTCACCTACACCAAATTTGAAAGTAGTAGCATACTGACCTACGTTAGTAGAAGCATCAAATACACCACGTGTAATTGCAATAGCTTTACGGCTATCACCGATTACATGCCAACGATACTGGATACCATCAATTTCTTTTGATTTACCCATACCACCAGTTAAGAATGATAAAGCGTTCTTATAACCTGTTTGACGGTTATAGATACGTGTAATTACTTGACTAGCGATAGCAGGTTCAGTTAAGAAGAAAGTTGACAAGTGTGTATCTTGAGTCAACCCTGCATGCCAGTTCATGTTTGTTATTTGCAACGGACTTATTTGCATGATTAATTTTTATTTTATTAGTTATTATTAAATTTGATTATTTTGTAGAGCTGTCTTAAATCCACTAAAGCTGTTATTAGGTCTATTAGAACCTAAGTTCTCAGAACCACCTTTAGCAAACTTTTCACGTGAATCAGTGATATTTTTTAACTTCTTAGTTAACTCACTTGTTACTTTAGTTTTAACTTGTTGTTCAAGTTTCTTAATATCCCAGTTATTCATCGCTAAATAAGCATATAAAACTTGGGCATTTGTATTAGTGTCATTGTGTACTTGAAGTGGTGTTTTACCAGTCTTCTTATCAACTTTAGTCATAAAGTTCCATAAATCATCTTTTACTTTCGGAGTCAACTTAAAACCCTGAACCTCTTCTTTTTTATAGAGATCTTCTTTAAAGTCATTCCACTGCTTATTAGCTAATTCAGTTTGCTTTTTCTGAAATTCTTTTTGAGCTTGGATAAGAGATTCTTTACTTTTATCTTCTTCAGCTACTAATTTAGGATGCATCTTTTTAGCAAGTGTAGGTAATGTTCCTAAATCTTTTAAAGTAGTAAGTTGATTTTTAATATCATCACTGTCCATACCAGCTTTTTCATAAATAGCTTGCATAACAGCTTCTTGATGTTCTTCGTTTTCTAAATCCGCATCTTTCCAGGATGCTTCTTCATAATATAATCTATGAAAATCACGAGGATTACCACCATTATCTACGTATTCAATGAACTTCTGTACTTCTTCAGGTTTAGAGGATTTATATTCCTCGATGCCTTTTTGTATTGTTGTAGAGATAACACCTTTAAGGTCATCTTCACTTTCAATTGTTTTTCCTTCTTCTATAGATTCAACTACACCATTTTCATGTAACCAATTATAGAATGTGTGTAAGGTACCTTCTTCACTCTCTTCAGTATTTACAGTGACTTCAAGAGTCTCAATTTCCTCATCTTTTTTCTCATCAACCTTTTCCTTCTTTTTAGGTTCAGGTTTAGGTTCAGATTTATCATCTATAATATCAGTTTTATCATCTTTGTGTTCATCTCCTTTGGGGATATCTTTGATGATTGCTGATTCTATAACTTCATCTGAGAATGTCATATCTAAACCATCATTAAATGGATTAGATGGATTCATGTCCAAAATGTTAAATTGTTCTTCTGGCGAAGCAGAAGCATTTCCCTTTTCTTTACTCATTTTTACCCTTTTTTATTTGTTTCCTTGATGTAATATAATAGAATTTGTTATACTTTGCAAGTA